AGGTTACGGGCCGTGAGTGAGTGAGTGAGTGAGTGAGTGAGTGAGTGAGTGAGTTAACCCTGGTAGATATAAGTGACATACTGTATTTATAGGAATTAATTAATAAAAACATGATCCTAAAAGAATTTAAAGAGAACTTTCCATTCATAAGTATTGTTTCTTATGGCGGTACGGAATATGTCGGGATTGTTATCAATCAAGACAATGTTGTCACCAGTATGTATGTTTACACTGATATTAAATCAGATAACGAAAAAGAATTATTTCTTGAACTTGGAGAAGTATGGTGGTGGGAATCAAATCGAACAATACCAATCAGTATCTTTTTACGTCAAGAAATGGAGGCGTTTGCATATTGCATTATAACAATGAATTCTAAAGATGTAAGAATTGTTGACGGACCATGTGTAAACATAGGCAATTTAAACGTTAAACGTGTTAAGAGAAAAAACGTACAGTTAGTAAGAAAACTTAAGAATTAATTTGTTCACATAACAGATTCATATGAACAACTACTGCAAAAGCGTAGCTCATGGCATGCGCCTTTTTAAAGTAGTACTCTCCGTTATCTGGTTTGACCCAAACTTCCTGCATTATCTTTTCCCAAGGTTCGTTCGCTAGGTGTCTCTTGGCTGGTCGAATAATTGCTAAAACTGCTGCCAGTTGTTCCACACTGGAGGGCTTTAATGTCTGCAATATATTCTCGTGTCCGCTTACGTGGAATAGAAGATCTGAAAATTCTTTGTGCTGTAAAAGTGTCCATTCGGGAGTCCTTTCTAATAGTTCTTGTAAATGTTGTTCGTTTTTTACATCTTTATATATCGAAACATTTAAAAAATCAAGTTTAAAGTATCCGCGTTCTTCTGCTGTCTTGTGTTCAATTGTAGATAACTTGTCTATTGGATTATGCGGTATTTCTGTAACATAAACACCTGTGTTGTGTTTTTTATCGCTACTTAATTTAGCCACACGGTGTTGTATCTTACTTAAGATAATATCTCTATCTGCAAAGTCTATATCAATATCAGGCATTATTTTATATAATTTAAGTTTAGTACAACTCTACATTTTTGATCTGTACATGTTGTACCTGTGTGAAAAGTTTTAGATGGAAAACTTACAAATCTGTTTTCAACACTAGCAACAGTGTCTCCATTATCAAATTTAGTATATCCATTATTTGTATTTAAGTATAACACAGCCGTAGTACAGATGTCAAGTAAATCTTCTCCTACTTGAATATCTTGATGCATACCTTGCTCTATTATTCTATCATTAGCAGGAGCAAAATTAAATTTTGCTCTTAGCAATATCCTTGGATTAATTTTATTAATAATAGGATTGATTAATCGAAACTGTTCCGATTGATGAGTAGGTGCTGCATATACAGTATTGTATAGTTGATAATCGTATTTAGGTTCAGGTGCAAGATCTTTATCTAAATTTATTGCTTCAGAATAATACCAAGGAAATGCTTCATCCATGATAGAAAACTGGAAGAATTTAAATTGCTCGTCATCTAAAAAATTGTCAATTACTTCAAGATTCAACCTAATTTACCTTTCTCTCTTAATTCTTTTCTAATTTTTGTAGCACTAATATTGTGTACTTCTTCGCCGAGGTCGTGTTCTGTAAACGTATAACCTACTCCTCGACCATAGCTAATATCAACAATATTAGGAACTTTAATTATAACATATTCTTTATAAAGAGTAAAGCCTTCTTTTTCTAACTCAATTTTAATATTATTCATTACTTGTTTAACAGTCCAGGGATTATCATCTTGTCCAGGAACTCTTTTATTAGCTTCGGTATCTTTTGGTACCTGACGAATCATAATACATACTTGTCCAATTTCTGCATATGCTTTTTTAAACAATGCAGTATGGCCGGGATGCCACGGTTGCCAGCGGCCTAATAGTTGCGCTGTAGGTTTATCAAAATCAAACATCTTTAACTCCGTACTTTATATGTTTATACCATACTCTTTCGTGTAGGTAATATAACACAAATTTAATTATTAAATCAGCTACAAAAACAGCACCTACTGCTTTTGGTGGTAGGCCAAACATATACGCAATCGCTGCTGTAGTTATGCTTGCAATAATGCGCCAAGTAACTGCTTTAGCTAAATGACGCTTTGGTGATACTTTATTTTCCATCTTCTAAAAATTTTGATACTACTTCCATTAATTGAACGTGTGTGTCATCAAACCATTCACTAACGTGGTAATTAAATTCGTTTTTTGTTAGTGGCTGATACATTGCATTTGTGTCTGCAAATCTTCCTTCTTTTATTGTATCCATCCATACAATATAATCAGCATCGAATTGTTTACGAGCTTCTTTAGTTGGTGCAATAAAATCTGCTACTACAACTTTACCTGCTTTGACTACACCGTCTGCTAAGTGACGCATACGTTGCGCCTGTCTTAATCTACCTTGATCTGAGAAATCCCAGTCGTTATATTCTTCACGTATTTCATCTGCATTTAGATGAATAGCACCGATCAATTTGGCAAACGGTGCTGCTAATGTGGTCTTACCGCTACCCGGTAATCCACAAATTAAAATTTTCATAAGTTTGATTCCTTTGCTACATCTTTGACCAGTTGGACATCTGATGGTTGCCTTTGAAATCTCATTGCCCAGTGCTGAGGATTAATAACATGATAAACCATTTCCAACTGTTCATCGTTAAACTTATTTAACATTTCTTTTCCTGCTTTACAGTTCAAAATGAGCCAAGGACTTACCTTACCATCTTTAATATCCCATACTGCTTTGTTTAAACTTACGTAATTAAAATAATGATTCCATGGCGCACTTTTATCTTCAGCCCATTCCATCATATTTTGTACACTACGTTCTAGTGCCGTAGTAACATCTTCCTTAAGAATAAATTCTAATGCATACTTTTCATACAATTCATCTCGTGCCCAATGATCTAACTTAACACCACTAGTAACAACATAGTCTATATACTTTTCAGGATATAGTGGTTTTACATTAGAAATAAAACTACCAAACTTAACAAACGCATTATAATACTGGCTGTCTACAAAGTCAGCATATGTTTTTTCTTTCTTAGCACCTGCACTTAATTTATAAAATCTTTGAAATGCATACATGCCATATCTAACTCGTTTTTCATCTTTTTGTAACCAACGTCTCTTTTTTTCGCACATATGAGCTGCAAGAGTTTTTTCTCGCATGTATCCGTTACCGCAATATTCGCACTTATATGGTTTATCAGAGTTTGGCATCGATGTCATGTTCTTTAGCCAATTCTTTGAGTTCTTTTTTTGTAGATAATCTAGCAAGTAATTCTACCTCGTCTTGTTTCATATTTGGATAAATTTGCTGTAATAATTTTATAGCATTGTTATTACCTGTTTTCTTTTTAAAACCTATCCAAACATGCTTTCTGATACTGCTGTCAGCGTTATGTGTAGAACAAAGTAACTGCCATTGTAACTGAGGATGTCTTGTTCCCAGTTCGTTCCAATTCTTATTATAAATTTCATTAGTCATTACTACTGCAAGTTCTTGTGCATCTCTGTCACCTGATACCGAACTTGCATATCTATTAAGTAACCAAAAGTTTACACATTTTTTTTGCTCGTCTGTAAGTTCTTTCCATAGTGATTTAGCATTTGAATCTATACATGCTAGTACTTCTTTTACTGGAAATTCTTGATATGACAACTTTTTGACTCCTTATACTTAATAGTATACACTATATTTTCTTATAATGCAATTAATTTTTAACTTCATCTTTTACAATATAGTATACGGTTACTAGTTGATCCATAAGTTTACTAAGAGTAGCATTTGTTTCTGCTAATTCGCATAACTCTCTCCATTCGCCGTAATCTAATAAGTCTCCATTTGCTCTAGCAACGGCACCAGGATCTCCTCCTATAACCCATCTTGGAATAGCATTGTGAGGAGGATCTCTATATCTTGCATATACTACTCCGTTTGCACGTTCGTATATTAACGGTTGTCCAGGAATCAGTTTTCCCATTAAATTATTAATCCATAATCTATTATTTCACTTTGTCTACTAATGTCTTTTACAAAATAAGCACATTGCGGTTGCGGGTCATCATTAATAGGCATTGTTAGTAATTGTCCTGTTTTCATTTTAGGAAAATACCATTTTACGTCATTATAAAAATTTGTAATTTTTATTTCAGCAAAGTCCATTTTAAAACTACTTAAAGGATTGAACAAAAATGCTTCAAAGCCTCTATTATTCAAACTTGTTAAAGGTAGTACTTCTAAGTCCATTCCTGTTTCAGAATCGCCAACTGCAATATGCCAATCAACTGGCACTGTAATTTCGTTTCCGCCAATATCTAATACCATTGCAGGAGAGTTAAATGACTCTAAAAAAATTAATGGTATCCAATAAAAGTCAGGCTCTTTAGGGTTCGAGTTATCAAGAACACTAAAGCGTATATCTTCTTCGATTTCATCAGGTAACTTATCTAAATGAAAGCACCTGTTTTCTAATGTTAATATTCTCATTATTATTAATTCCAATCTACCTTTTCTATGGTGAAGGGGTATTCTGCCTCCTTATAGAACTTCTTACGCTGTGTCAAGTGTCGCTTCGCAAACTTACACGTAGAAGTTAAATCCCATATTTGAACGAAGTCTTTATCTTTTGCCTTTCTTACGCCTCTGCCTATAGACTGAATTACCCTGACAAAACTTTTGCCAGGCTCAATGAGAACAAGATTAAAAATACGCGGTATATTAATACCCACAGCCGCGACCCCGTATGTTGCGATAACCACGTGGTTAGTTCCTTCATTGATTTCATCATATGCCTCCTTGCGATCTTTTAATTTAACATCGCCTTTAACAAAAACACTACCTGGTATCCGTTCTTGTAACATTTCGCCTGCGCTAATTCTGTCAACAAGTATAAGAGTGTTTCCGTCTTGTTTTACTGTGTTTAATAATTTGCCTATATAATCTATTCTAGCCTCATTTGTAACTAGATACTTTAGTTCAGACTGATAGTCTGAAAATGCTTGTGTATCCATTAATTGTACTATATTAACATGACAATTAGATAGTACGCCTTTGTCTTGTAATTCTTTTGCAGTAATACTACCTATTACTGGACCTAAACTTGCGTGTATACTTTCAAATTCAAACTTTTCTTTAGGCACTGTACCTGTTAGTCCCCAACGGATAGGAGCATTGCGTAGGTTGCGTGTAAGCAAGTTCTTAAGAACTTCTGCTTTTGCTTGGTGTACTTCGTCAACAATAATAGTGCTGACACCGTCTAAGAACTCTGCAAGGCTTAGTACTGCACTGCCGTCTTTGAACTTCTTGTCTAGAATATTCAAACTCTGCCATGTACAGATAGTGTGAGTCTTACCTAACTCTTTTCTGTCGCCGAAGTACACCCCTACGTCTAACCCACAATTGATATAGTCTTCTTCTGTCTGTGTAACTAACGATTTGTTAGGCACAATAATAAGACTACGTCCGTACGGCTCACTTATATGCGACAGTGTTGCAGTTGTAATTGTCTTACCTGCACCTGTTGCAATCTCTTGCAAGCTCTGTGGGTTTTGTAAAAAGTTATTAATTGCTGTAACTTGATAGTCTCGGAGAATAATCTCTTCGCCTTCTGCTGGATGTCCTTTAGGCCAATGTACTCCTTGATCTGCCCAGTAGCGTTCATTTATTGGCTGAAAGTCTAACTGTATTGGGTGTCTACGATCTTCAATATCTACTATTTGTACATTGTTTTTTGTAAGTACGTCCACAACAGTATCAAGATGGTTAACATAACCAGTGCCGCCGATACCAAAAAAAGCAACTTTGCCATCCCAACGCCCGAGCTTATACTGAGGCATATATCGTGCGTAAGGCACTTCGAATTTGAGTGCATTGCTAAGTTTACGTCTGACGTCAACTTCTAATCCTTCCAACTTTATGTTTACTTCATCTTCAATTATTAATTTGCAACTAGGCATATAATTTCCATCTATTATTGCTACTAAACCTTGGTACTATATTAGGTTCTTCAGAATAATCAACTATTAAATCAAAGTTCTTAACCCAACTAGAAAGTTGTGACGAGGTTCTAAGATTTTTAAGCATTAAAGCAGTTACAGGTTTACAGTTACTCTGTAACAGGGGTTTATTTACTTTATTTTTACTAGTATACACTACTTTAGTATTTTTGTCAAGAGGATTATTTAAATTTTTATCTCTAATAAATTCATTATAACCATTACTAACATCGTTTGGTAGTCTGTATAAAACAGATATTTCTTCTGTAGGTATAAGATGACACATGTGTTGATATGTAGTAGCTAATGTACTATAGGGATCGTTTTCATCTAAAAGTATTAATAATGGAAATCTTTTTAAAACAAAAAAAGAATTAAAAAGTCTATCTAAAGTCCATTCTTTTGAGCTAATATGTATTTCGTTACTTTTTCTATTTGCAATATTTTTTGAAAGTATATCATGCTTTTCAATATCCAACTCAGCTTTGTTATCAAAAGAAGAAATTCCGTATAACAAACTTCTATCTTTATAACAAATAACATTATCGGAATCTAATTTTCCAAGTTGTTCTTCAATAACTTTTTTTCCGTTTGGATGCATATTTAATAATTGATTGTTTTCTACCCTAATAGTATAATTATTAACATCAATTTTTCTAATCTCGTTATATAATGACATTACGTCATCTGCTACTTCAAAACCGCAACCTTCGAATGAATTAACTAACCTAATAACAGACTTTTCAGTTAGCAAGAAAAAGTGTTCATGGGTTCCTTTGTGATGAACATACTCATCTCGCTTATTTGTAATACCTTGTAGTTTTAAAATACTTTTTTTACTAAACGGAAATCTAATTTTAAGATACTCGTGATTAGGACGTTCGTGTTGTTTATGTCCAATTGCTTCTTCTGCAGATACAATTTTAATATATTTAGAACGATCGATTTTTCTTAGTGGGTGTCTTAAAGTATTAACAGCCTTATTAAAATCACAAATGTCTATAAATTGATCTTGATAAGATGACAATTTTTCTTGCATAAGTGAATACTGTCTATCAGTTAATGGAACACCTTTAAACACTTGTCTAGCAATACTGTACATAATACTCATATCACTAGAATCAATTTTTATCTGTGGCACGTCAGCTCTCATGCCAGCGGTTACTTCTAAAAGATCTTCAATGGTAAGAATTATATTGTTCATGCTTATAATATAGCATGATTAAGCACCTTTGTCAATCTTTTTAACGGCAAGCCTGCCTTAATTTCTTTGATTGAAAACTCTGTCCATGCATAGTCATTAAGCCATTGTGTTCTATCAGGTTTCAGTGGGTCTTCAATATTATGAAGAAAGTCTATGTCATTACCAACTTCGTATGCAAGAGAACTAGATCCTACAAAAGCAGGAACACCTTCTAGTATACTGTGTATGCCTGGATTTGAATTATAACTAACTGTTGCCCAAATGTTTTTAAAATCCAAGTCATAGTTATCATTGTTGCGATCTGTTGATAGTCTTCGAGGCTCTTGTCTAAAAACATTTTTGTATTGATGTTCTATTGACGGTAAAGGACAGCGAGGATGAGGTCTAAAAATTATAGGACGAGATGAATATTTTTGGATTGTTTCAATAGTATTCATTGCCCAATTACTCATACGAGGCATATCATGCCATTGCCAACTTCTTTCATGTTGTCCGCAGATTAAAATATATTCACCGTCTTCGCGCCAATCTTTTAATTTAAGTCTAAGAAAATTAGCACGTCTATCATTATTGCCGGGATCTCCAAAATATGCATCTCTATTAATGCCATTGAGTCCTACTTTCCATGTATTATTTCTTTTGATGCCACCAACTTCTAAAACTATAGTTGGTTTCGATTTTTTGTTGTTGTTATCCCATATATTTTTGTTTTTAGCCATTCTGCCATACCACAGTACGCTCCATATAACATCGATATCAGAATCAAGGTCATTATAAACAACGTCATGGCCAGCAGCCATGCAACTGTTAGCAAAGGCATCAAAAACAGGTTGGCTATTGAGTGCGCCATTATTTGTCCATAAACTAAATTTCATACGTTAAATACTACCATACACTATCTGTATTTACAAAGGATTTAAAATGTCAGCAATAACTGTGGTAACTACATTTCATGCACCCGGACTAACCAAATATGGGCAAAACTTTTTAGACACGTTTTCAAAAAATGTAGACCAAAGAATTAAGTTAATAGTATATGCAGAAAAATGCAAGCCAACAAACCCTGATCCATCTAGAATTGAAATTTTAGATGCAGATCAAGAGCTACCTAAATTACAAAAATTCAAACAACGTTGGAAAAATGTTCCTAAAGCAAATGGTACACCTCCACCTGAAATAAAAGCACGTAGACCGCGCGATTGGCACAAATCTTTTAAATGGGACGCTATACGCTTTGCTAATAAAACATATGCTGTGTATGACGCTTATATGCGCTCTAAGGGGTGGTTAGTATGGATAGATGCGGATACAATATTTCACAGTCACTGGAGTTACGAAGATTTTATTAAGTTATTACCAAATAATGTTTGGATAACATATGTAGGTAGAGGTAAAGGATCACAAACTTGGCCCGAGTGCGGATTTTATGGTATGAACTTGAATCATCCAGTGTGTCATGAATTTTTAAAAGAATTTGAACGCATGTACGAAGATGCAGAAAACGGAATATTTAAATTAGAGGAATGGCACGACAGTTATGTGTTTGGTCATATTCTAAACAAATATAGAAAAGATTTTCCTAAAGTGTTAGACTATACTGCTGCTGTAACATTACGCACTGCTAAAACAGGTGGAGGAGGACATCCGCTTATTAATACCGAGTTAGGTAAATGGATAGATCATTTAAAAGGTGATCGAAAAAATTACGGCAAAAGTTTACAAAAAGATTTAATTCATTCAAGAACAGAGAGTTATTGGACTAGTTAGATGCCCACTTTCTCATCCAACGCCAGCAATTACCGTTAAACAAATCATCTTGATTCCAATGCATTTGGGACATCTTTAATATCCACTGTGATCTATCGTAGTCAGCCGGCATTGTGATTCTTCTTAAATCAGTATGTGCAACTCCGTATGCTTGACAGTTTTGTGGTTCAGGATCTGTTATAAAAGTTGGTACTCCTTCTATTACTCCTGCAACTGCTGGGCTTGAATTATATACAACTAAACTATGTGCGTCTTGCAAGTCTTCTAATAAAGATATCTTTTTAGAGTCAGCTATATCAACATTTAATCTTCGTATTTTACTTTCATATCTATAAGACTGTCCGTCGCCTGGATGTAATCTTACTCTAATAGGCATCGGTGTAACGCCTCTTATTTTTTGTACTGTTTGTGTTACCCAGTCTACAACACTTTTGCCATTCATGCTCCAACCGCCATCTCTTTGAGCACATATTAATATATAACTACCTTTATTCAGTTTCCATGGTTGTAGATCAAAATTTAAATCACTTTTAATTTTTTCCCACCTTGAAGGATCAACAGTCTTATTACAATATTCTCCAGTAGTTGGAAAAACACCGTCATAACTATAGCGTAAATATTTTTGAGTATTTCCTGGATCTCTATATAAAAATAAATTGCTATCAATTATTATAGTTCTTTTATTGTTAAATTTTTGTAAATTTAAAACATCTTTTCTTAATCTTAGATGTTTTGTATTTTTACTATTTTTATGAACAAAGCCTTGCAGTATAGCAACGTCACAAGCCATAGGTTGCCATTGACGAGAAACCTGTCCTGTATCTAATCCAACACGATTTACTCCTGCTATAAACTTTTTTAGTATTGCAGGTTTTTCCGGATTTTTATTACCTGGAGGGATGCCGTTTAAATAACTTACTACTAACATAAATTAAATTCTTCTTGTATCTTATATGCTGTGCCGTCTTTCAATTCTGACGTAGTGTATTGACAATATGCTAACCAATGTAGCCAGTTGTCTACTTGTGTTCTATCAGGATAATATGGATCTTCTATTTTTGTAAAATCATTTGAGCATACACTCTTTGCTGCATTTATAGGAGCATCTGCAAAAGCAGGTATTCCGTAAGACACTGCTTCGGTTGCAGCAATACTATTGTATGTTACAACTGCATATATATCATCTTCATCTAATTGATTGAATATACTTTTATTACCGATACGTTCTCTTCTTATTGGTTTATCTCTCACAATAATTTTTCTATCAGTATGATTTTTTAATTTTTCTAATGTACTTTTGACCCAATTGTCTCTTGTTATTCCATAAAATTTACACGGTTTTTCTGATGGAGTAACTAATAAAATATTTGAACCTTGTTTATTCCATTGTCGTTTATAAAAAGATTTTGTTGATACTTTTAATATTTTTTCAAATCTATCTGAAGGGACTAATATAGGTGATGTGTGTTGTACATCGTTTTTAACAACTCTATGATAATTTTTTCTCTTACCGCAATTACCTAAATAACCAGTATCAATATAATAAAAATCACGACCTGATATTCTACACTCGTTTACTACTCTAAATTTGGTCATTCCTCTAAATGCTACAGGGTTATCAAGTGGCAAGTCTTTAAAAGAATCAGGGTCTGAAATACCTGCTTCAGTTCCGTATCTCCACAGTGTTAATATAGCATCATCTTCGTCAAGTATTATCATAGTCGTTCGATATCTTCTTCTATACAATTTTCACCATATTGAATTTCAATAAGTTTTAGTGGCTCTGTTGTTTCGTTTGCTAGTTGATGCCACATACCTACTGGAATATGTAATGATTGATGTTTGATAAATTTTCCATATAATTCAAAGTCTGTAGATACGTTTAAAGTATAAACAGTAGCAGTTCCTTGATCAACAAACCAGTGTTCTGATCTATCTTTGTGCCGTTGCATAGATAATTTTTGCCCAGGCTCAACAGTTAATTCTTTCACTTTGACTTCCTTTCCTGATTCGTGCAATACACGGTAGTATCCCCACGTGCGATTTGTTTTTGGTGCTTTCCACTCTTGTAGTATCCAACTAGAACTATTCTTTTTGTCTTCTCCGCCAACACCAAATACATAATTTACATCGCTGTGTGATAGCATTTCTGGTATGTTATGTTTTGTCCGATCGCCACCGTTGGCAAATATAATTTTATGATCATTGCCCCAATAACTTTTTACTTTGTTAATAGCATCTATTGCTGTGTTATCATTATCATTAAAAGTAATAACTTCGTTGACTACTTCTAACATTTCGATTATTTTTACACGCTCTTGCAAATTCATAAACGGTTTGCCTTTTTTACGAATTAACCATTCGTCAGAATTAACACCTACTATTAAGTATTGTCCTAATGCCTTTGCTGCTTTAAAATATTCAATATGACCAGAATGAAGAGGATCAAACCCTCCAGTAACTATTACTATTTCCATATAGATATTTATGTGCGCAGTTAACTACATAAATACTATCATGAGCATATACCTACCGCACAATGACACAGTTTTTATACATATACCTAAAACAGGTGGAACAAGTATACTACACTGGATGCAAGAAAACTTTGAACATGAAAAAAGAGGTGAAAAACATTTTGACTATAAAATGTATAAAAAGAAATTTGGAGATCCAACACACCACTTTGCATGTGTTAGAAATCCGTATGCAAGATTATTAAGTTGGTTTCACTATATGGGCGAACAGGCAAATGCTAGACTATATGCTGTCCAACAAGGAACACTTGACAAACCTCAGCCTTGGGACAAGTATGCATATAGAGCTTACAAAAGAGGATTTAAAACTTGGGTTAGAGAAGCAATTCATGAGCCAGCAGATAGAATATGGTCTTTTAATATCTTACAAAATCAAGTTGACTGGTATAATACAGAAACAGTAGATTTTGTTTTAAAGACAGAAACATTAGATAAAGATTTTGTACAGGTTCAAGATTGGCTCGATTGCCATGTACCGTTAGGTCATCTTAATAAAAGCAATCACGGTGACTACAGAGAACAATACGATTTTGAAATGAAATTAGTTGTACAAAAATATTTTGAAAAAGACTTAGATACATTTAAGTACATTTTTTAAGTAATACAACATACTTTACAATATCTCGAAGCGGACCTTTTTTTACTTTTGCTGTCCATTCTCTAACTTCTTCGTGTACTATTTCCCAATTTGATAATTTAGATATTTTTTCTTTCCACCACTTAGGCGGCTTAATAATTAAATGAGCATTACGTCCGTCACTTAGTGATTTTTTTGCAGGATGACACGCTATTAAATGATACTGATATAGTTGCGCTCTATGTGAAAGGTCTTTTAATGTGTTATCAATAAGATTAGGTTCAACATGTTCTAGTACATCACTGCTGTATACTAAGTCAACTTGATCTGGAAGTTTTATTGGGAATGTTACTGGATCGTATGTGTATACATTAATATTGTAATTAGACTTTAATGCAGAAGAAGTTAGTCCTTTTCCTGCACCAAAGTCTAATATACTATTAACTGATTGATTTTCTATAAGCTCTTTTACTTCGTTTGGAATATTTGATGCAGTTCCAAATGTTTTTTTGTTGTGTAAAAGTTTTAATTCTTCTAGATAATCATTTGAATGAGACATTACAACGTTGCGTCTTCCATACCTGCTACACGTAATTTGACTACGTTTGTAATTTGCCACTGTTTTTGATCAAGTGCTTTTAAAACACCTAACCATTTGTTACGCATGAGAGCAAATTCATTAATAATTTTTTCATAATCAACTACATCACTCTCACCGTCAACATATTTTTCAACATCACGACTTGATAAAGCTCTTTGATAGTTTTCAAGATATTTTTTAAAGTATGAGCTACGCAATCTACGTAATTCAATATTAAGGTAGTTAAGTATAGCTTCGATTTCTTGTAACTGATTAAAACGGTGTTCTACTATACCAGGCATAGCAGCCGCTGCCTTTTCAACATTACCTGAAAGTTTACATTCAATTTTTGCATCATTCAGTTCACGTTCAAAATGTGCTACTGCATCTGGTATTCTACCTACATCACGAGATATTTCGCTATACCAACCCATTAATCCCACTCATCTTCTTCATCAACATAATCTTCTGAATCAATATCTAAATAATAACCTATCGCTTCATCAAGTGCGCTGTCAATTCCAAATAAATCTTTAAGTTGATGATCTTCGACGCCGTAATCGGCTAAGTGATCAACAAACTTTTCAGCAACTATTTCAATTTGTTTTTTATCTAAATATTCTTTAAATAAAATCCAAATATCAGCAATTTGTTCTTCATTCATTTGTGGTAAGTTCCTCGATTGGTTGTACATTATCAACATCTTCGTTGACATCGTCGTCAGAGGTATTTACCATATTTGCCTCTTTTTCAAGATAATCTGACATAACCATATCGAGTAATTCACCCGTCCATTTTTTGCGATATTCTAAAATTTCTTCGCCTTCGTTGCTTACATACTTGAGTCTGTTACCACTCTTTTCAATAACACCTTTTGCTTCAAAAAGTTCTAGTAATCCGCTATATGGATTCATTCCTGTTTCATAAGGAATTTTAACTTGTACGCCTTCGAAAGGTTTTGCGTAACGTGTTTTCATCACTTTACAACCTGCACGAATACCACGCACTTCACTAATCTTATTACCGTCTTCATCTTCTTTTAGTTTCAACTTCTTCATTGCAACTACAATAGACGATGCATAGATAAATCCTTGACCGCCTGAGATTTTATCATCTGGATCAAACATATCTTGTGATGCGTAAGTGTGATTAGTACATACAAGACCTACATTATGTGAACCGATCATGTTTACAGTGTTACGAACAAGCGAAGTTAGTGCCTTAGGCTTACGACCCATATCACCTTTCATATCACCTTTGTTAAACTGATCTACATCTGTAGGTGTTAACAACATACCTAAACTATCAATTACAAACATTACTTTAGGACGATCTTCCTCTGGCATTGCTTTATAATCTGTCATAAATGTACTAATAGTTTTAGCAACATCGTCAATCATTGACATATTAAGTTTAAGTAGTTTTTCTTCTGACGTATCTACATCTAATGCATGTAGCCACGATTCGTCAAGTGCATTCTCTGAGTCAATAAGAACTACAAAGATTCCTTGTTCTTGAGCGTATTTTACAATGTTACCTGCACAGATATATGATTTACCTGCGCCAGATTCACCTGCAAATACAGTTACCTTACCCATTGGAACGCCTCGGTTAAAGTCGCCGCTGATAAGATAGTTAAGTGCAAAGTTGCCTGTACTAACCCAATCTGTAGGATCGTTAAATCCTGCACTCATACCTTGAATGGATTTTGTCAACGAGTTTCGAAACTTCGTTGGATCGAATGCTTTATTCGCCATATATATCTCCTATCTAAAAAGCAGACAGCTATTAACTTTTGAAGTGTTGACAGGTAAACCGTGAATCTCTGCTTCGGTTTCGTTAATAGCTGTCATAATGTTATTACTGTCCTTGACGTGCTCTGATCATTGCTAGAATGTCTTGAGCATTGCCACCATCTGCTGGAGCCGCTTCGGCTGTTGGAGCCGGAGTTGCCTCTGGTGTTGCCTCTGCTACCGGAGCAGCCGGTGCTGGGGTAGGAGTAGGAGCAGGCGTACTTGCTGTTGGTGCAACAGGATCACCCGTTGCTGCCGACATGCCTGCTGGACGGAAATAATTACTCCAACGATCTGGATCGTATGCTTCTCCGTCTACTGATGCTTCAAACATTTCAGTTAATACTTTAACTGCTGTTTCGTCTGGCTTCTTAGGTAGGAAGTCACTTAGATTAAACAAACCGTGTGTATTAATTGCATTCATCTCTGCATCACTTAGTGGACGCTCTCTACGAGCCCAATTTGATGTTGAGTAGTCTGCATAGCCACCTTTTGAACTCTTGTTCAAACGGAAGTCTACACCAGCAGTATAATCTGTTGGCAACTCTTCCATATCTGGATCCATTAATGCTTGCTTAATGATCTGGAAGATTTGTGGACCAATAATAAAACGTCTGATTGGATTCTCAGGTGCTTCATCATCGGCTAGCGGATTGTCCGTTACAAAACCTTGGAAAATATATGAACGCTTTTTCCAATACTTTCGACCCATATCTTCTAGACTTGGATCTTTGAACCAACCACGTACTTCTTGCAAAATTGGGCAAGATTCGCCATACATTTCCATGCATGGAACTTGTACTTGAACAGGTTTACTACCAGTTTCGCCTTTGATACCTGAAAATGGAAGTTTAATCATCAAACGCTCAACCCAGAAAAAAGTATTATCTGCATTGCCGTCAGGAAGAAAACGGAGTGTCGCACTCTGTCCTTCTTGCATATTCCAAAATGGGTAAATTGGGTTTGGACCACTTGGTCCTGAGTTACCTGATGAACGGTTCTCTTGTTCTTTGAGCTTTGCTCGGATTTCTGCTAATGATGCCATAGTTGTGCCTCCTATAATGTTATGCCTATGTGCTTTGTGCCTTATTTGTATAGCACAGTTAATACTATACAATCGTATTTACCAAAAGTCAAGTACTTTTTGTAAATTTTTTAAAGAGTTAGCGGATTATCTTAAACCCGCTAACTCTCTCATTCTATCAAACTCTTGAGTTGGTTCTAATTGTTGCGGATGCGCCGCCATTTGATACTCCTCAAATGTTTGATTAATTCTTTCAATAAACTGTTTTGCTGGTTCTATAAATTCTTCACCGTAATCTTTTTCGATCATTGTAAGTACGGCGGTTTCACCTTTTGGAAACTCGCCTGTTTCTCTATCAAAATAACTAAGAATAAATTCGCCTAATGGTGTCTTTTTGTCTTTTTCGAGTGTAATCTCATCACCGTCTGGACCTTGAATTTTGTCGCCTTTTTTCTTACCGTCTTTCTTTGCCTGACGTACAGCGTTAGCATATGCATTGCCTTCGCCGTGTGCATATTTGTTATCACGTGAATCCCACATTTCGTCTGCATCTTCTTGTGCCATTTGTAGGAGTTCTTTCATGTCTTGCATTTCAAGATCCATATCAGCATCAAAACCTAATTTGCTGTTACCGTCTTGTTGACAATCTATGCTAATTGATTTAGGATCAACAACTGGTCTTCCCATGTCATCAACCTTGGCTGTGTAACTTACTGTACAAGGAGTAGTTTCGCCATCGTCACCTACACCTTCATAATCAAATTCGCCTTCAAACTCTTCTGGGTCAAATCCTTCACCAAACTGACCCATAAGTTCCTCGAAGCCTCGTTCTAGCTCTTCTTCAGCACTAGGAAGTTTTGCTACTTTTTCAGTATCTTGGGCTGACATACGTTTCTTGTCTCTTACAAGTTCCATATATTTTGCACCGTCTGTTGCAACACAATCCATTTTCTCTGCGTCAGCACTTGCTCGCTTACCTTGGTTCATTGGATACGTTCTTTCAACTTCCATAGTTTTTGGATCATAAACTACTATGCTGTTTTTATAGATATCAAATTGAGATTTTTCTGATAAATCATCAGGACCAATTGCTTTTGCTTTAGTTGCTTCACTTACTAGTTTGTAAATGTATGGAAATACATCTTTAAGTTCTTCGTTAAATTGCTTAATAGTTAGTTGTTCTACCCAATTCTCAGCAACATCATTAGGAACTTCTTCTAGTACAGAAGATTCAAAAGATTCAAACGCCTCTTTGTAATAGTTAGGCTTTTGTAATCCTTCAATTGTTTTTTTGACAGTAGCAACACGTTCTTTGACAACATCCATATACTCACTTAAACTTTCAGCCATTACACTTGAGCGACCCATGTAATTTTTGAATTTTTTAAGTTTTGCTAACTCTTCACTTAATCCTGTGATATGCTTACCAAAATCATCATATGCATTACCACCTTCTGCTACGTGACGAGCCATTGCTCTTGCACCACTTAGGTGTTTATAAGGATACAAGAAGCGTTCTCCTTGTGGTGATTCTACATATATTTTACCAATACTTCTGTTACGTCCTGTAGGTGAAGTTTGATCTATACTTTCGTTATGTTTGATAACTAGTCTGGCCTCTCCAACATCTTGATAACTTATTCTCGATGTGCCATATAATTTTGATTCTGTCATGTTGCTATCTCCGGATCGCTGTGCAAGATATTTATAGTCACGTTTTTCTAAATTTGATTTTGTTATGTCTCTAGTTGTAAAATTTAATAAACGCTTTTTACTAAACTGTCTTAATTCTTTTAAGAAATCATACCAGATACTTTTACTAACACTATTTTCAGCAATTTCTTGATTATGCATTACAACTATACCGTCGTCTTCCGACAATGATATACTTACTTTACCAATCTCTTCTTGATTTTCTCTAAAAGGAAATTCAAAAAATCTAGCTGATTTAGGCTCTTGGGTAACATTACCTTGATCGTCGCCGATTGTTACACCGGGAAATCTGCCGCGTATTTTTGAAAATAATTCTTCTGCTATGATATCTAAGTTTTGCATATTGTATTTATCAATAGTTGCTAGATATAAAGATTGGCATTGGCGCCTCATAATCTTCTATATCATCTGTTTGTACAAAAGTATTATATACTCTAGGATCCCAATCTTTTAATACACTCATCATTCTTAATGCTAATAATGTAGCACTTATCAAATCATCTGTATGTCCTACTTTTGCCTGATAACTTGAACCTGTAGCAACATAGTTTTTTAATTCAGATATAAATGGTTTCGAATGTACTAGCATTTTATCGTTTTCTATCATTGTTTTAAGTCTAGAACAAGCTGTAACTTTGGTACTATGCGTTGTGTTGAATCCTTTACGGAACTTTCTAACGTGAC